TCCACCTGTACCATATTTTGCCAACAGTGAAGTACCTACGTAAATTCTATACTCAGGAGTTCTACCCTTTCCTCTAAATAACGTATCACCGTAGGTTTTACCATTATATTCGAAATAAATTATATCTGGCATAAAGTAAGTCTCGAACGAAAGAAATAAATTTCCTTCACCCTGACCGATATTCCATGGGACTACTTGTGTAAAATCCATATCTGCAGATAATGACCCACCTTCAGATTCTAATGGTCTTGTATTACAAAATGTTTTTGTTTTTGTGTTTGTCACTGTCTTAGTACCTGAACCAACAAGGTCAAAATTTACAAATTGTTCTTGGTCGTACAAAACTTTTTTCTCAGGTTTTTTGAAATCACCACTACCAGGACCTCCGTATGGAGTTTCACCAATTTTTACACCGTCAACAGATGTTGGAGATTTAATTACCAACACTCCGTTCTTTATTAAATCAGGAAAAATTTCTTCGAAATACTTTTTCACACTATTAGCCCTCGCAAGTGCCAAACTACCTTTAGTTTCGAATCCTTTAGGATTTGTTACTTGTGATTCTCCAGCAGAAATGTTAATAGTGAAATTACTTGAATCACTTTTTTTGATAAACTCCTCAATTTGAGGTTTTAATTGTTCTATCGCTAACTTTACAGACGGAGAATCATATTTTCCGTATTCAAACTTATCTCCTAAATTTGTTAAGGGAAATTTATTTTGTTGTTGTTCAGTAGTTGTAATTGTTTCCTGTCTTTGTTCGTTAATCAAATATTGATTCTTCGTCGCACTTTCATGCATCATCAATATTCTTTGTGCCTCGTCTGTCGAAATATTCCAATTTTGCTTAATCATAATAATAAATATATCGGGCATAAAAAAAGGTCCCTTGTGAGGACCTTTTTTGTATTTTCAAAGAATAGATTATCTCAATTCTTTTAAGTCGAATGTTCTTACGCCATCAACTGTAATTCTACCGTAGAATCTGTTGTTCACCATCTTCTTAGCGTATCTAGTCATGATACCTTTGATTGGTGTGAAGTTAAACGGATTGTACATTGTAGGTGTAAGTTGTAACGGAACGTATGGTGCGTAGATATAACCTGTATCTAACAAAGAAGTTCCTTTGTGTCCCATTAACACTTGGTTTGGTGGGAAGTAAGGGTCTCTGTAAACTTGGTATCTACCAGCTAATGTACCAACTCTTTCAATACCCATGTTGTATTGGTCTTGTTCAGGAGCTGCATTTGAAACGTGGAAATACTCCAAGTCATCAAAGATAGCACTGATTTCAGAAGAAACAACTATCCAGTTAGCACCACCTCTTAAGGTAGACTTATGGATTTGTGCAGAAATTTGGTTGATTGCTGTGATTAACGTTTGGTTCCAGTCTTTTTGTGTGTAAGCTGTTGCAGCTGTACCAAGTCTTTTCCATCCGTTGTAATCCCAACGTAAGTTCCAAGCCGCACCTTTTCTCAAATCTCTTAAGATTTCTCTATCGATTTCTGCAGCAACTTGCTCAGATAATAATGCTGTTAATTCAGCCTCAGCGTCGATGTTGTGGAATGCCGCAACGTCTTGAGCCATTTCAGGAGACCATTGTGCTCTTAATTTTCTTTCAGTTACAGAAACTGTTACTGACATTAAGTCAAATGAAACCTCACCAATTTTATCTTCGAATTCTAAGTTCTTGTAAATTCTGTAAACTGGAACGAACGCATTGTTGTCTTCAGTTGAAGAAGAGAATGTTGAACCTGTGTAACCGTCCATAGAACCACCACAAGTGATACATACTGGAACTTGTAAGTCAATTTCTAAGTAGATTTGACCAGCAGCATCACAGATGTCGTCGTATTGACCACCACCAGTTTTTGAGTTAGGGAATGCTAATGTTGCGTTGTTATTACCATATTGAACGATACCTTTACCATATCTTTGAGTTACAACTCTGAATAAGTAAGGACCAGCTCCACCACCTCTAGTTGTACCAGATGTAGTTGTGTTAGTACCAATACCATAAATTGTTAAATCAGATAAGAAAGATTCGTTATCCATTGGTTGACCATCAGGACCGATTAATTTACCAGCTCCATCAGATGCGAAACCTGACATAATAACTAACACTTTTCTGTAGTTATCTTCAGCGTAAGCTGCTGGGTCTAAGTTTAATGTTGCGTTATTCCATTGTGCAGTTACTGCAGTACCTGTGATAGCTGAGAACTGACCTTTAGAATAGTCATATAAACCTGGAGGGTCTAATGCTGGTTCGTTACCTTCGTAGAATCTATCATAAAGGTCTCTACCTTCATTATAGTTATATCCACTGTTAGGTGTATCAGCCGCGTTAGCGTTAGGTGCTCCGTAAGGTGCGTAATGAATACCAGTGTTGTCATCTTGACCACCACCTGTTCTGTAATCTTGAATGTTAGGTACGAAGTAGAATAATTTACCGATTGGTAAGTTCATTGCTTGTACTGAAACGATATCGTTTGCCAATAATTTAGAGAATACTCTTCTAACGATAGGGAAAACAACTGTTTCAAATGCACCTGTGTCAGATGTAGATGATGCCTCATTAATTAAAAATGATGCTTGGTTTTCGTAAAGTTGAGCCACGTTTTCTCTCATGTGACCTTTAAGACCTTCTAAAAAGCCTAATTTGTCCCATTTGTTGATTGTATCTTCTTTGATAACTTTAAGGTGCTTAAGACCGATGTTACCAACAAGACCTGATTCTAATAATGCTCCCATTTTAAAATATTTGTTTTGTTTTATTTATTTTTATTAATCTTATAACTTAGACATTAAATCTTTAATTCTTAAGAATTGTGGATTTTCGTATGTCTTAGACTCAATTAGATTAACTGATGAACCTGTAGAAACTTGTTTGTTTAATTTTGTTTCAACTGATTCAGTAATTGATTGTGTGTCACCGTTTGATAATTCGTCTTTAATTGATTTATAAAGATTTTTTGATTCTTTTAATGTTTCAACTCCGTCGAATCTTCTTAGGATATTTATTTTTTCTTTTTTAGTTGTTGAATGTTCTGTGAACAATCTTGTAGCATAAGCTAAATTTGAATTGAATATAGCAACTTCATTTAATTTTTCTCTGAAAATATTTAATGCTTTTCTATACTCTTCGTTCTTTTCTCTCAACATACTAACTTCTGCTTGTGTAGATTCTACTTTAACACCATTATTACTATAAACGTAATTTCTGTTGTTAGTTATTCCTTTTCTTAAACCTCTACCTTCTTTTGAACCAAATCCATAAGTTCTTGCCGCTTCTTTAGTCTCTGTTTTTTCGTAGTCTTTATAGTGGCCATCTTTCGTGCCAGCTTTCTTTTCTACTCCATCAACCTTTTTACGTTTGAATTCATGTTTTTTGGAGCCATAACCTTCTTTAGTTTCAGCTTTAACAACTTTAGATTTTCCTTCCATGTTAGCACCTTTCTTGTATTCGAATTTTGCTTTACCAGTACCTACTGATTTAGGACCTTCTTTTTTGTCCTCTTTAAATCCACCTGCAGCTTTATTTTTGTAAGTGAATTTAGGTCCTGAGCCAATTCCAACACCTTTAGGTTTAACTGTTGATTTTCCTTCTCTAACCGCTCTTCTGTGGTTATAAGATTCGTCAATAGATTCTTCATCTTCGTCAAGTTCCTCTTCTTCGTCATCATCATCTGATTCCATCATTTCATCTTCATCTTGATACGATTCCATCATTTCATCATCGTCATCTGATTCGTCTAACTCTTCATCATCTGATTCGTCTAACTCTTCATCATCTGATTCCATCATTTCATCTTCATCATCTAAATGAATTTCGTAAACAACTTCATCATCATCTGATTCCATCATTTCATCATCTGATTCAATATCTTCGATATCTACTTCTGATGTGTCTCCGTTTTTAGAGAAAATTGCGTCAATTACGTCTTGTACTGACTCGTCTGTTTCTGTTTGGTTCATAATTTCGTCTGTTTCGTTCATATTTATTTCATCTTCTTCAGACTCACCAAGCTTTACCAAGTATTCTGTATCAGCGTCGTTGTCTGTTAAGTGAATGTCTTCACCATCTTTTTTAACGATGATTCCGTCTTCTTCACCCATAGCCTTGAACACTTTAAGAATTTCTTCGTCAGATGCGTCAGTCAAATCTATAGGACTTTCGTCCTCAGAGTCCATGTCAAATTCTGTATCAACATCCATATCCATGTCTTCTGTGTCGTTATCAACATCCATATCAACGTCCATATCCACATCATCTGTGTCTACGTCGTCTTCAATGTCTGCATCTAAATCAACCTCGTCTTGTTCAGAAAGAGATTCTTTTACTAATTGATTGATTTCTTCTTTCATTGTAGAATGAAGTATTCCTTTTGCATTTTCGGCGATAGCCTCTTCAACATTTCTCATTTGAATAAGCGCCTCTTGTACTAATGATTTATTTTCTTGCATTAAAAAATTATTTAATTTAACTAATAAATAGTGTCAAAACTAAAAAAAGTAGTTTTTATTAAACTACCACGTAAGTTTTTTGTTGTAAAGTAATACTAGCAACAACTTTATTTGTTTGAGCACCTATCCAAGTTTGTAATGTATTATAACTTGTATCAAAAACCATGTAACTATTTTGTAATTGTGTTGTATTAGATTTTAATGTTACTTGAAAACAATTTGTTGTTGTTTCATCATTAACAACAACTTCTGTGTTACCCAAATACCATATCTGACTAATATCTACACCTGTCCCTTCACAATAGGCCAAACAAGTCGACCATGATGAAGCGTTAATTATTTTTAAACTTGAATTAACAGGACCTGTACCTGCGGAGAATGTGACTTGAAAGTTCATATTTTTTATTTGATAAATATCTACCAAATAAAAAAAGTGGTCAAATGACCACTTTTATTAAATTACTTTTCAATTACTTCATCGATTTTACTTTCAGATACCGAAGTTATTCTCCAATCGTGTGTGAATCCTTCGTACTTTGTTGTAACTTTCGCCTCAACATCTGTTACCGAAAAACCTTTAACAAGTTTTTCTTCTCTGATTTTTTTAATCTTTCCTGAATTTTCATCAGGTAAATCGTACTGAATTTTTGCTACAAAATACTTTTCGTCCATGTTTAATTATTTTCCTAAAAAATCGTTTAATTTTTTCATTAAGTCAACTGATTTCTCAGCAAACTGATTTGATTCTTTACGATTTCTTTCCTCATCTAAATTTTCTTCATAATTGTTTCTATCTTCAGGATTTGAAAATAAATAAGCTCCTGGTGTTGAGGGTGAAGAAACTAAATCAAAACAAATTAATTCAAAGTCATCTTGTACTTCGTTTCTTTCTCCAACTTTTTTAAGAGAACCAACCCCTCTTGATGAAACACCCATAGTAACACCTTGTCTCATTAGGTTTGCAGCAATGTCTCCTTTTGTTGAAACAATCCCTCTTTCGTGAAAACCTGGCGATGTTAATAATTTAAGTTTTCCCATTAGGATATTCTTATCCCACCAAATGTCAGTTATAATATGAGACACTCTATCTAAATCAATAAGTGAAGATTCAGGGTGATTTAACTCTGAAGTCGATAAACCTTTTGCAATAGTCTTTTTATAATTCTCGGCCTCTCTTTCTAAAATTCTTTTTGGATAGAATCTACCGTTTCTATTTGGCGTATCATATTTTTGTAAAACAGCGTAAAATTCAAATGGGTTTTTATAATCCAAATTCGATGCTTCTTTTAAGATATTTGCATTATGTTCGTCTTTAGGTGAAACATATCCTGCATCCATTTCGACCAAGATACCATGTCCAAGCTCACTTGCTTCTAATATTCTAAGATTTTTCATCAAGGTTTTTAAAATAAATATCCAATAATAGATAGTTTATTGATTAGTTTCTTTTTTTGATGTTGAAAAATCAAAATATTTGTTTTCATTAATGTTATTTTTGAAGATGTTTTTTACAATTTTTTTAATGGATTCTTTAATTTCGTGAGATTTAAAATCTAATTCTATATTTGTATAGAGATTAACCTCCAAGTTAAAGAATGACTTTTTTCCGTGGGATATTCCACTTGTCCGTAAATCTAAATCAACGATGCTTTTTTCTTGGAAAATTTCAGTTGTTATTGAGTTGTAAACTGAGTGTTTTATTTCTCTACTTAAATTACAAACAACCCTATTCCAATTGTCATGTTCAAATTT